TTCGCCGTGATAGGCCCGTCCGCATCTGCCACCCAAACGCGCCCCTCAACTACAGCCGTGTTGACCGGTTCAGGCAGGTTGGCCGCAATAAAGCTTGCCCGTGTGTCAAAATCCGCCCGGTTGCCTTCATCAAACGGGATAGGCCGGGGCACCAGATAGGAGACACGTTCACCGACCAATAGCGCCTCGTTGAACGTCACCTCATCGCCCGCGACGGTGTAACCAACACCGTAGGTCTCAAACACCCCGTTGCGCGTCAGGATAAGCTTGTGATTGCCCGGATCAAAGGCCAGCGGGAACACCGCGCCCGCCGTCTCGACTACGAAGCTGTGAACCTCGTTCAAGGCCATGCTGGCGAGGACGTCGGCGGCAGCGGCAGCTGCCAGCGCATCCAACCCGGTCTGCACCCGATCCGCAGCCGTTGCGGTCGCATCCAACCCGGTCTGCAAGCGATCCGCAGCCGTTGCCGTGCGGTCAGCGCCAGTTGCCGTGCGGTCAAGGCCGGTCTGCACCCTGTCGGCGGCGGTGGCGGAAACATCAAGGCCGGTCTGCACCCGATCTGCGCCAGTGGCCGTCGCATCCAACCCGGTCTGCACCCGATCCGCAGCCGTTGCCAGCGCATCGTCAGCGGCGGCTCTGGCTGCGCCCTGCGCTTCATCGCGGGCGGTTTCAGCCGATCTTGTGAAGGCCTTGGCGTCGGCGGCGTCCAGCCCGGTCTGCACCCGGTCGGCGGCGGCAGCGGCGGCATCCAACCCGGTCTGCACCCGATCCGCAGCCGTGGCCAGCGCCGCCGCCACCGCCTTGGCCGCATAGTGCAAGGCCGAATACCCGGAACCGCCCGGAACCGTGGTGTCCTCCGGCGTCTGGGCATAGGCGGCAGAAAGGGTTGCCGCCGCCACCGCCTCATCCCGCGCCGTGATCGCTGCATCATACTGCGCCTGCGTCAGCGTGGAATACCAGCCCTCCGGCAAGGTCGCAATCGGCGGCTGATCCAGCAAATCAGCCATGTCATATGATGCATCATCGCCAACCTGAAACGAGCCGAGATAGCGCGAAAGCAATCGGCCATCCGATGCGGTCCACGCCAGCGTTGCGCGGTAATGCGTGCCCCGAAGCCCCGCCGTGTTCTGCCAGATCGTTTGCCCAGCCGGAATGGCGCCAGCAACAAGCGCAATGGTGAAAGACCCATCATCCGGCAGCACATGCCCGGTGTTTTGGTCCGTATCCATTGCGCTCAGGGTGACAGACAGAACCGCGCTTTCCGGCGCCGCATTGTTCGGCAGGGTGAACGTTCCGGTGAGTGTCGCGGTCGTTGCCATGTTTTATCCTATCAATCGATGATGCCGCCAGCGGCCCAAGCCATGACGGCAAGTGTGGTGCTGCCGCTTGCGCCGGAGTCCGGCTTAAGACGGATGGCATTGCATCCGCTCGGAATGGTAAAGGTGCCGCTCAAATTCGGATGGACGCGCCACGCACCGGTAAGCAAATTGATCATCATGCGGCGGCTTGTGCCAGGGCTGGTCGAAAGCATGACCTGCTGCGACCCCCACGTTGATCCGCCGTCGGTAGACGCCTGCAAAACGATCTGGTCGCCAGGGAACAGCGCCCAATCAATTTCGCCGTCAATCACCCCAAGATTTTCTGTGCCGGTCAGGGTGAACGAATACCCCGACCCAGACCCATTGCTGCCGCCAAGGTAAAGAGAGGTCAGGGCACGATGGGCAATCCGGGGGGCACCGGGGGCACCCTCTGAAATGGCAATCGGATTATCCCGCAAGGCCATCCCGGTTGAACCGAGAATAGGCTTGTCCTGCAAGAAAAGCGAGTTTGGAAGATCGGTATGCGCAGTCATGCCAGCCTCATTGCCATTGGTATCCAGCCTCGCCAGTTGACATTAGCCCATCGTCGTCTGCCCACCAAGCCCCCATTGCTTTCTGCTCATCTGTCGCGGCAGCGTAATCCGGCGAACCGTCTGCCATCCAGAACCCAAACCGCCCGACAAGATAAAACGTCTGCATATCCAGAAGGTAAACCTCGCCTTGCTGGATTTGATCCCAGCTTATCACTTGCCAGCGCGACGACTTGAACCGCCCCTCGCTGTCAATCAATTCCCGCGTCGTCACGTCGCAAACATCGCCAACCGTGATTTCCCGATCCTTGCCGCTCACGCGGATTGTCAGAAACCGGGGAACATCCCGATAGCGCCCCAAAACCCGTGCAATGAGCATTTCCGCATGGGCATTGGTCTTGATCCACCGCGCCTTGATTTCCAGCGTAAACGGCTTTCCAGCCGCGTGCCTGCTTTCATTCGTCGTTTCAATCCGACCGTTCACGACCCGATAGTTAGATGGCTCCGTTTTCGTCGGGTCGCGCTGGTCATAATAAACGAAAACCCGCGTCAACAGGCTTTTAGGCTCTCGCCGCAAAACCGCAGACCCAGCGATAATCTGGGCATCAATGCCGATCTCCGTGACAGGCCCAAGCGGCGGGCGAACCGCCTGCATCCGCACTTGCTGCTGGAACTCATCCCACCAGGTGAAGAACATGCCTTGCTGACAAATCTCCCCCAGCAACGCGCCAACTTTGGTGGGGGCAGTGATTACCGTGTCCGACCGGAATGTCGGCAAATAGGTATCGCCCTCGTCGGCCCAATCGCTTGCCAATGCCGCCGCCCCGATAGGGGAATGGTTCGCCAGCAAGTCATAGCCGCATTCCCAAGTCGGGACATTCTCATACCAGCCAATCCGCTGCACCCGCGCATCTCGCTGCGCCGTCGCGGCAACGGTGTTTTTTGCCCCGCGCTGGTGAACGGCAATATCATAAATCCCCGGCGTGACCTCGCTATAGCCGCTATACAGGATAATCTCCGACCCGATCACCACCCCGCGATAAGAGGCAATCCCGTAGTCGTCTGTCAGGTTCGCTTCACGGTCCGTTGCCACCCGAATTGTCGTTGCGCTTGCCGTAATGTCGTCAACAAGCTTCACATCCATTGCAGCCGGGAACAGCCCGCTTTCCGCCTCGATCAAAGGCGATACACCAGTGAGCGTGACCTTGCCACCGGCATCCGGGCCGGAAACGTTGTCCAGCACATAAAGCCGCTGGCGCATATCCGCCAAGGCATCGCCCTCGTAGCCATCATATATCAGCAACTCCATGCCGCCGTAGAAGGTATTGCGCGCCGTCCAGCACGCCCAGAACATGCGCTGCGGCAGGTCCACCCGGTCGGCAAGATAGAAGTCGCCCACATGGTCAGACCATACGAAATCCGGCATCGTGACAGAGCAAGTCGCGTGGACGCCAAAGGGGGACTTGCCGTCCAGAACCCCGGCGACGTTGGCCTGCGCCTTGGCCGTGCTGACCTGCAAAGACGCCACCGGAATGCCATTGGTTGCCGGATCGTCGGCATCCGAGAAATCACCCCACCAGAACGAGCCGGGCCGGTTCTGGACAAAGCGCCACCGAATGCGCCCATCCGCAACAAGCGCCGCTTTCGTCGCGGCAGTCGGACACGTCCCGAAAGTTTGGTAGCACTTCGGCGTGCCTGTCGCAGGGCAGGCGCCAACCCCAAACCGCAGCGAACAACGTGGCTGGCGCAACTCCACAACCTGAATAGGATTACGCGCTGACATGCCCGATCACCTCGAATGTTACCGCAATCGCTGCCTCAGCCTGAGGCTTGTCACGCGGCAATTGCAGCGGCCCCATGGTTCGCCCGAATGCCACCGATGATGGATAAGTGCCCGGCCTGTCTGCAATGAAAATCGGTCGGGTTTTTAGGTGAGTTCTCAGCGGCGCAAGGTTTGCAACGGCCCATGCCTCGGAAAGGTTCGCCACTTCCATTTTCACCGGGATTGACCGGCGCGTGACAAACCTCTCCAGAACGTGCCCGCCGTCGCTCACGATGTCGCGGTATTCGTCTTGATCGGACAAATCAAACGCCGTGCTGCCGTTGTAGCGGCAAGGCCGGGGAAACTCGATCACATCGCCTATGTAGACAACCGCAATAACCGCAACGGCACCGCTCACCAGAACCCGCAGCCGGTCAAGCGTGCGCCGCTCCAACAGAAACAAGATCGGGCTATCGTCGGTCGGGCTATGGCTTGCCATCGTTACCCATGCCGCGCCGTTCCAGCGCTGCACAGCAACAGTAGCAAGGGACGTGCCAAGCGTATGCCCGGCAATCCCGACATAGCTAACCGGCGCCGATGCCGCAAAGACCAAATCCCACGTTGCAGGAACCGCCGTAGGCTTCCAGCCCTCATAGGTGTTATCATTGGCGGCGTAGTCGGCATCAAAGCCGGTCGCCTCGGTCGAAGCCGTGACAGTTCCAGATACCGGACTTGCGCCAATGCGGGGGTGCGTCAAGGGATGCAGCGTTCCGGCAAAGCCGCTTTCAACGATGATCATCACGCCCCCATAAATTCGATGTTCAGGGTATAGCCCTGACGGAACTCTTCATTCAGCTTTTTCGTCAGGCTCCCCGTGCTGCCCGGATCAACAGCACCATACCAAGACACGTTAACCACATTCTGCGGTGCAGATGGCGCCGCAACCGCTGCCGCTTGATTGGCGCGCGCCCCGCCACCACCGCCGCCACCGATTGCCTTGACGGCATTCATGGCCGCGCCAAGAACCGCAAGGCCCTGAGGGATTTTCGCATAGGCCGGAACCGACGGATCGGCAAGCACCTGGTTAAACGCGCGCCACGCATTCATCAGTGCCTCAATCGCAGCGAACTTCTTGCCGATAGCCTGCATTCGCTCATTGCCGCTTTGCAGCGCATCGGCCATACCGCCGAAAAACGCTTCCGCCTTTTCAAGCCCGGTGCCATAGCGCCATACGTCAATATCGCTCATCTTCTGGTTATGCTCTTGCGCCATTTGCTCAGAAAGAGCGTAGTATTGTTCCTGAGAAATCGCCTTGCGCGCCAATGCTTCATCAAGCAACGCCTGTTGCTCTTCATAGGCCGCAATCTGGATTTCCGCCTCGCTGGCAAACCTTTGTTGCAGGCGTTCCAAATCCGCCGCGAAATCGTCAGACCCGCCACCACCGCCGCCCCCTCCGTCATCGCCGGGGCCTGCATAACCGAAATCAATATCGGTCGGCGCTGCCTGCGGTCGCGGCGATGTTTCCGGCGCATAGCCAAATTTCAGCGTTGCGGCGCCAGAAGCCGAAGCGCCAGCAACAAGGCCGCTGCCGCTGGCAAGGTTTGACCGCAGCGCAATTGCGGCGCCCGTGGCACGCTGCAACACAGCGATAAGGCCCGCGACCTGCCCCCGCACATAGGACAGGTCCACGCCGTCAACAGCCGCCGCCGCGTCCATAAGCCGCTGCGCTTCCGCCGCCGCTTCCCGCAGTCCCGTCATGAACTCATCTGCGGAGATTTGACCGCTCTCGAATTTCTGCCGCAGGTTTTCCATTTTGGCAGCGACAGCAAGCACATCGGCGCCACCGCTATCGCCCAGCCTGCGCAACGTAGCGCCAAGGTCAAAAACGGCTTCTTCTGCGTCCTGCGCCTCTGTGGCAAGCCCGGCCAAAAAGCCCTGCAATGTTCCGACCGCTTCGGAGTTCTGCGCCAAAAGCGCCGCGTTCTCATTCAGCTTGTTGAAGGTTTCAGCGCCAAGGATTGCCTGCGCCACCCACTCAGAGCCGAAGGTTTTTTCAAGCGCCGTATCGGCCTGCGTCAAATCCTTGATCATCTGCGTCAGGCCGATGGATACAGCCTCAATCGCAGGCGCGAAGGTCACGGCGAGTTGCGTGCCCAGCGTGCCAACCGCAATGCTGATACGGCCCATCGCATCATTCGCGGCTTCGATGTTCTTCGCGTCAACATCAGAGACGGCAAGCCCAAACTCACGCTGCCACTGCGCCGCCTCTTTGACCGCAGCGCCGTAATCCCCCAGCATGTTGACCGCGCCCGCGCCGCCCTTGCCGAACAAGTCAAGCGCAGCCGCCGTGCGCTCCGCCGGATCGCTGACGCCTTCCAGCGCCTGTGCAATGCGAAGGAATTGCTCGTCAGCGCCAAGCCCCTGCAATTGCTGAAACGTCAGGCCAAGCTTGCCGAATGCCTCAACCTGTGACGCCGAACCATTGCCCAGCGCCGTAAGGTTGTCCTGCATCTTGATGAGGATTTTCGACAGGGCATCGCTTTCAACGCCTGCCTCTTGCGCAACCTGCGCCATCGCCTGAAACGAGGCAACGGAAATCCCGACCGCCCGCGCCTGCTTCGACAGGGCGTCAATGCTTTCCATCGACCGCATCGTGAGCGTGCCAAGCGCCGCGCCGACCGAAAGCACGGTTGTAGCCATGGCCGCGCCCGCAATCGTCGCGGCCTTCATGCCTCTGGACATTCCGCCGCTTGTCTTGGCGCCAAACGCATCTACGGCGCCGCTGGCCTTGCCCAATTCTCGGACAAGCGGGCCAATGTCGGCGCCGATCTGGATTGCGATGTCACCGACTACGTTTGCCACTCTGCGCGTCCTTCATTAGCTGGTATAGCCGTTCCTTGTCCTGCACTTCCGGTTGCGGATTTTTCGCGTCCAGAAACCACCAAATTTCCGCAGGCGGCATTGCCCAGAACTCAGACGGCGATAACCAGCCCTGACCTATGATCAGGTTGTAGAGGCTTCGGACAATTCCGGGGCCGTCACTGTTTTTTTTTCGTCTTCGGCATCATCCCCACCGCCACGCAGCAAGCGGGCCGCTGGCGGGGAGATGATCGACAGGATAGCGACAATCGCCGCCTGAATGACCATCAGAGCATCGGCGCGGCTTTTCGTGGCAAGGTCTTCCATGATCGACAGATAGACCTCATCATCCGTCACCTTTGCCCCGGCATGGCGCAGCGCCGCAGCATAGGCCGATGCCAGCGCAGTATATGGCGGGCCTTCGCGCCGGAAGAGGATCGAAAGCGCCTGCTTTCCGGTATCCCCCGAAAGCGCATCCTCAACCTTGGCAATCAGCCGCATTTGCCCAGACGCGGGAACGGTAAACGTCTCCCCGCGCCAAGACAAATGCACATCTTCAAAACCGGCCATCAGGCGTAGGTCCATGCGCCGGAAGACGTGAAGGACGCCGAGAATGTCGTCGCCTCCTTGTAATCCATGCCCTGCTTGTAACTGGTCATGAAGAAGTTTCCGGTGATGCTGTTGCCGCCGTTGAGTTCAAACTCAAGGTCGGTCAGAAGCTGGCTTGCGCTTGAAGAAAAGGCGATTGCCTCAAGGACCGTATCGTCAAGGACGCCCTCAACGTCAAAGCCAAGGACGCTCATCCCGGCAACGGCAAGAAGCTCTTGCAGACCGTCGCTGTCATCATCGGTCACGTCAATCGGCGTGGTGTCGCGGGTCAGGTTTTTCACCCGGACCCCGCCGATAGCGGTGGAGTTTTTCTTGAGAACGGCCTCGCGGCCTGCTGATTTTGCCATGATGTCGCTCCTTCAAGGCTTGGTGATCAGGCCGCGATATTCGCAAACCCCGTGGATAGTGTTTTCCGCCGTCCGCATGATGTCGCTGCTTTCACGCTGGATCAGAATACTCTGATACCCATCAACTTCAAGCGCCCCGTTGTGCAGCCTATCATAGATGGCGTCCTGAATGTCAGCGGTTTCCGCCATCGCATTTGATGCACTGCGCACATGCACCCTGACGGCATAGTCAAAGCCGTTGCTGGTGTCCGTGTCAAACTCAGCCATGACGATTTGACCGATCTCGACATAAGGAAAGCCGCCGCCACCCTTGACCTGTGGCGCCGCGTCATAGGTCTTGAACCCAAGAGGCGAGACCGCCTCATATAGCGCCTTCTGCAATGCCCGCCGATGCCCGCTCATTTGCCAGACCTTTTGCGTTCCCGCGCCATCCGCGCCGTCAATTTCTTGACGAATGCTTCAAGATATACCCTATCCATTTCGGGCCGCATAGCCTGCAACGCTTTCAGGAAAAACGCATGTTCCACCCCGTCAGGGCCATCGCCGTATTCCAGAAACCGCCAATAGAACGGCGCCGCGCGGACAGATGCATTTACCCGGTCGCGCGGGCTTCTTTCGCGCTTGGCCTTGATGCCAGCCGCCAATTCGCCCTGATCTTTAGGCGCCCTGTCCGATGCATCCGCCGCAAGCTGTTTTGCAATGTCAAAGACGGTCGCGCGCATAAGGTTCCGCCCTTCGCGCGGCCCTACATCGCGCAAGACTGCGTTAATGTCCGCTATGCCAGTGACCTTGTAATCAAGCCGCAACGCCAGCCTCCGCTTCAAACCGCAGTTTCAGCGGGCTATACCCAGCCTGCAAAACAGACCTAACATTGTATGCCTGACCATTCCAGATGATCTGCGAAACCTCGCTTACGTCGCTGCGGTTCCAAATCTCGAAAACGACAGTGTATGTCGCGTTCACTCGCCCCTCAACAAGCGTTTCCCTGCCGCTCTTCGGCATAACTGCCGCCCATACGTCAGCAACGCTTACCCATCGCAGTTCGGTCCCGCCCATGCCATCATGCGCCTCAACCCGGCGCTGCAACGTCACACGCTGGTCAAGCGCGCCTGCGCCGCCGCGCGCCATCAGACAAACATCCTGCGATGCAGCGACAGCAACATACCAGCGCCATAGGGGATTTCCACGAGGGCTTTCTCGTCGGCAGTCTCACGATGGTTGATCCAATGCGATGCCATCAGGATGATTGCCTGCCTCACGTCCTGAGGGCAGGACGCGGCGCCAACCGTGAATGCCACCTTGACCGCGCTGGGCCGCTCCGCTGCGGTCGGCCAGCTATCCACTGGCACAATCCGGCCATCCGCAGAATAGGTGTCAACATAGTAATCGGCGGCATCGACCGTGACCGTATCGCCATCGTCGTCAATATATGTGACAACGACCGTTTCACCAATCGGCCCCATCGGAATGACAATCTCGCCATCTGGGAAAGCGTCAGTGGTATACTCCCAAG